CAACCGATTCTGTGGGCCCATTTCTACGATTGTAGCTAGAACCATTCGTTAAATTCGACGGAAATTATACTATTTTGATGCAGATTTTCGTATAAAACATAGAAAATCGAGAAAAATTAAAATTTCTTTAAGAAAAGTCTTGACTTTTGAGTCAAAATCGTTTATAATATATGTATAATAAACATCGAGGTAATAATTATGTCAAACATTTTTCAAGTAACTTCCGCCGATTTTAGCCAATCCGGGCTTAACACGCTAGCACATTATATCGTACTAACCGAATTCAACCGAGGTAATCTTGTAATTGTTGCGGATTCTTGGTCCGACATCATGGGACCTGAAATGTTTTATACATTCGCAGTTACCAACTCAGAACCAGGTCTCGACAAAATACTCCAACCCATTATCCAAGAGCTCGAGGATTCCCCAAAATTCATAACCATCAACCGAGTCCAACGAACCGACGAGCTCGAAATGAATTACACGCATTTGGGAGGTATGTATGAAACCAACTCTTAAGGATAAGTTAATAACTGGTTTAGTCATCGTAGGGCTACATATCGCGATACCGGCACTAATGTTTGGGTTATGGTACGGTTACCAATTATTATTAGGACCTGGAGGATTCCAATGATAAAGATAATAAGGAGGAACCAGATTATCCATACTATGTCAAACCTACAACAAGTAGGTACACAATTACCTGTAATAATTTGGGTAGATGATATAGGCTCCTACCAAAATAACCGTCATAATGAGCTCAGGATTAAAGTTCAAAATAATACCAGCTCATCTCGACAGACGGACTCATTTACAATTAGATTCGATAATAACCAAAAACCAAAACTAATTGGTAAGGTTAAATTAAATCAGAGTCAGGTAAATGAAGTAATCGAATATGTACAAACTCACTGGGATAAATTCCTTGCACATTGGAACCAGGAAATAACCTCAGACGAATTAAAAGATTTAATCGGTTACACAGACAATAGAAAATCAAAAGGAGAATTATAATTATGATGACATTTGCATTAGAAATTTTTTTATATGGTGATATAGAGGATTGCCTAAGATTTAGAGCAAGTGACTGGGCGGCTGCTAAAATCAAAGCAAGTGGCTGGTTAGAAGATGGTAATGAAGCTATACTTACAGACATTAATTCAGGTACATCCATAAATCTAGAAATGGTAGGCGAAGACCTAATTGAGGTAGAATAATTATGCAAATTACTAAACTTGAGGGGTACCTCAACCAAATTAAATCAGAGTTCAAAGACGACCTCGTAATGGACCATATCAGATACAATGGTGGATTCCTCACTTTGAAATTTGATTACGAAAAGCAATCATTTTCTGTGACCGTAAAACCTGATAATGGTGACAGTATAGGGGCGACAGGACTTACCACTGCAGGTGCGAATACCTGGTTAGAATCATACCCAGGTGTAGCTTGGGACCAATATTTTGATATCGAATTTACCAATGACGATATACCACAAACGGTACCTGTACAAGAAGAATTAACACCCGAAAGACTCCGCTGCAAGAAATGTAACAAACTTAGTTATTCAGATAAACCTGATAGGCTTTGCCCACCTTGTAGAAAATCTACTGGATTAGAATATTACGCAGAATTGATACTCAGTACAAACTCAGGTCAGTAAATACTACCATCTACCTCGAATTTTAATAATTCTTACCACTCGATTTGAGCCGGGTAGCTTAAATTCAAATAGGTGATACAATAACAAACGGTAGGTGAGGTCTATATCATTAAGATTTGGTAGGTGCATCACCGTCAGCTTGACTTTTTAGGTAAATTATAGACTAAGAAATTCATAGTTGACATAAATGTACCTATCAAACCTATGTAAATTCTTTATAAATTTCACTTGAAATCATAAAATACCAAATTCAGGTATATTGTAGTTTTGGAGTAAGAAATTCAATAGGTAAAATTCGAGAAATAGATAATTCTTCTAGTTTCAATTCGTAATTATATATATAATATTCAAAGATATAAATATAAAAGAACAGTATAAAAGGTCAAAAGATTTGCTTTTTTTTTATAAAAGGCTTTAAGGTCAAAGGCTATTATGAAAAATTTATAGTCTTTCTTTGAATTTTACAAATCTGAATTCGTTATAGCTTGTACACCTGAATTCAAGCTACCTTAACAATCAGAATTCGTTATAGAATTACAAAACCAAGAACGGAGGTAAAGCTATTCTATGGACCAGTATACAGCTGCAAACGCAATGGAGAAATTACTTGATTATATGCGTCAGCGAGAAGCCTCTGGTGGTAGGTTGTACAAACCTGGTATCGCAAGACTTGAAGGTATGACACAAAATGCCGCTGAATTATACAGGTTAAGTGTACGTATGCTACTAGAAGAATCCATGAATTCTCAGGACGAGGAATTTGAATCGCAAATCTCGATGGATATTCGAGACCAAATACAGTCAGTAATCTATGAGGCCAAACAACTTCTCGATTTGGTAGATACCTCAAACTCTGATAGTAGTGTACAATTAGCCCCTGTTATGATAGCTACACCCGAGAATCAAATGCCAGACCAATTTGGTGAAGGTTATATCAAACTATCCCGAAATGACTTGAAGCAAATTTGCCATAATTATGCTACCTCGCTATCCAACCTTGCGAAAGTAGATTGTAGCAGCTTAGTAGCCAATAAGTGCGCAGGGTTGATTTGGTCTTGGTACAATGCTCGGATAATTAAAAAGTATTCAAACGCCCCGCCGTTCCATTATTGCATTACACGAATCAAGGGTACCATATATGCAATCGTTACACTATTTGGTGTATACCATGAAAAGGGTGAACTTGATAAATTTATTTCAAATTTTGAAAGTTGGATTGACAAATTAGGTACCTCACCAGACAGTAATAAATGGATTGGGCCATACGATGTTTATAAGGTAGAGCGTATGGGGAAGGTGTTGGAGTCAGAATATGCGACATTGACCGCTACAGTATTATGGGACATTTTAATCGACAACGGTCTGAAAGAGTTATGCGGTTTTGACGAACACAGGCAGGTATATTTGCGTGATAATGAAATCTGTGAACGGGTTGAATCAGCAAATGTTGAGGTGCTTGACACTTATATTAACTACAAAGACGACCCCTCAATATTAACAGTACTTGGATTGGAGTAAGGAGATTATGAAATTTACGCAATTAGCTGAATTATTACCCTACCCTCCAAAGGTCAAGGCTACATTATCCACATTACATGCGGACATTATAACCTATGTAATGGGTCAATTTAAGGGTACATTCTCCTATAAATCTAAGGTAGTTGCATTACTTAATACGCTATCATATTACACCGTATCGGGGGATAATCTACCTACAGACTGGTCGGTAGTATCGCCATTTGATAATCTCGAATTAATCGATGCCAGCACATGTGAAACTACATTAGGTAAATTATACTTAGTTACAAAAGATATTACCTGGGATATCGAAGTTGTAGGTAATGTTAAAGAAGCACCTACCCTAAAAACGGTAACTGCACCAGACGAACCTACAAAGGTTGTTGAACCCGACAATCAACCTGTCTTAAAACCTACACCGATTAAACCTACAAACATAAAAGATATACAACCTACACCAAAAGAGCATTTATACATACAGGCACCTACTATACCTAGGTTTGATACTAATAGGGTATGGTTAAACAAAGAGGTAGACGGTGTACGATATGTAATTTACAAAACATTACCTGAAGTACCAACTACTCAAAATGAAGTATCAGTAACTACGGATGTTACAATAATGACCCCATCAGAGTTATTAAAATTGTACCCAAATACTACTATAAGAACACGACCTGCAACAATGTACGAAGACCATAAAAACCTAACCATGGACCCTGACATAGGTGTAATCATACCGGTTGTAGGATTCAGTCCTAAGCAGGTAAAAGATTGCGTTATAAGGTACCCACATTGGTTCAAGTTACTACGACAGCTACCTAACGGTAATTTCGTTAATTTTTATACACATCTAGAAATTGACGGTGAGTTAGTCGACACCTTAGAAGTATGGTCGACATTGCCGGAAAGTAATAAGATTCCTAAGTCGCCTGAGTTTATCAAGGAGTATGTGGTGCGGAGGTACTTATTGGAAAGAGATATTAAAGGTGTTGACCATAAGTACAAAATGTTTGGTTCCTTTGGTCCGTTCTTAACATTGTTTATGTCAGCCGAAGAGTATAAGCGGTTAGGATATAAAGATTCTGTTGACATTGCGAGACAGTGCGTAGAATCAAGGGTGGATTATAAGCGGAGTAGGAATCCAAATATACGGAGGGTTACAAATGGATAAATGTATGTTCTCAGGTCATTGTGTAGAACCTATTTGTGACCGTTCTTGCCCTTCATTTACAGAATCCTCTTTCCTTTTGGAGGTTAACGGTATTGCGATTACAAACCCTGTATTCCGCTCGGATATCAAAGATATTGAGAAAGCGAAAGCCTTTATCGAAAAAGCTAAGAGTGGGACCTTGGTAATCGAGTACAACGATACAACAGTACTCTCTAATTTGGTAACCTATTGTGCAATTTGCCAACATTGGTTTGGTAGCAGGTTACATGTACCTGTATACAGTTTGAAGCTGTCGCAACATATCGATGCCATTCAAAAGACTTGGAATACACGCGGTACCGATGATAAATTGGAACAGGTGCAAATATGGGTCCAAAAAGCAAAGATTTTGATAGTATCTGCAATTGACTACATAAACTTCAATGATTTCCAAGCACAGACATTATTAGGTATAATCCATGACCGAAAAAGTGAAGGGTTGACTACAATCATTGTATCTCCTGAGGTAGACACCTTATTAGGAAAAGGTGCAATATATAATCGTATGAAATTATTGCTCGAGGGGGTTAGCGTTAAATGGTAAACCCTATAGAGCTTCAAATTATATCAAGGCTACTCACCTCCGATTCTGTGGAAGAGGTAAATACGCTACTAGGATTCGATGATTCTTACTTTTCAGTATTCAAACCGTACATACAGTATATACACGAGCACCATGCGAAATATAATCAGGTACCTGATGTATTCACATTCCAAGCAAGGTTCACACAACCTGGGATGGACTCTGTACAGCTTGTAAAGGTAACAGAACCGTTACAGTACTTGATACGAGAGCTTAATCAGAATAAACAAGGTATCTTAATGGTTGAGACCTTCAACAAATTGAAGGACCTCGGTACAGGTGATGTAACTGCTGCCTGGGAGTACTTATCACATCAATGCGAATTAGTAAGTAGGTTATCGGTCACACAACCAATGGACCTTATAAAGGATGCACAGTCAAGGGCGCAGCAGTTGATTGAGTTCAGGCAGCAAGCTCGCATACCTACAGGATTTGCAGAAATAGACCGGTTAATGTACGGCGGTTTATCGACGGTGGAAGAATTGCTCGTTATTATAGCGAGAACCAATACTGGTAAATCGTGGGTAGGTACAAAGATGATGGAGTCTGCCCAACAAAATGGGTTCCCGGTATTATATTATTCTCCAGAGATGCAAGGTGCCTATCTCGGTACCAGATTTGATACCTGGAGAGGTAAATTTGCAAACAGTCAATTATACCAAGGTAACTACACAGAGCAATATCAACAATATATATTAGACTTGCAAAGTCAACAGACTAGCGCATTTATTTTAGAGGATAAGGATACCAATTCAGGTGCAGTAAATGTCGCGGAGATTCGGAGACTTGTACATAGACATAAAATTAAATTAGTTATCATAGACGGGCTGTCCTATGTAGAAGATACACTTCGAGGTGGACCTGACCACATCAAATACAAAAATATTTGTAATGACTTATTTAGGCTGAGTAAGCAGTATAGCTGTGCAGTAGTTGTTATGATGCAAGCCAATCGAGACTCAAAAGATAATAAAGATGAGAAGGGTTTAGTCTTCCCGGATATTTACAATGCAGAGGGTAGTGACCATCCAGGTAGAATTGCGACACAGGTATTTTCAATGCGTCAAATACATGAAAAGAGTGTATTAGATATTAGGCTTGAAAAGTCCAGGACCGCAAACAATGAAAAGCCTGTAGCCTCATATGCCTGGGATATTAATACAGGTAATATGCAATATTTACCTGCTGCGGAAGACGACCTTACGTCACAAACCATAACACCAATATCGATATCCCAAACCGGTTTGGAATTACCAAGGGGGCCTGCTGTACCACCTAAGCGTGATGAGATTGATGAGTTTGACCTTAGTGACGATAACATAGAGTTTTAGACATAGGAGGTTCTTAGCATGGAAAGGGTACTTAGTTGGGTAGAAAAGATTGCTACATATTATGTAGAGAACAATTCGACTATCCGTAGAACAGCAGAGGAATTTGACTTAGCCAAAACTTATGTATGGGAATTACTTATGTGTGACGAGTTAGCTTCTACAAACCCAGAATTATTTAATCAAGTAGATATTGTTCGGAAACGGAATATTTCGGAGAGATGTAGTAGGGGTGGTGTCGCTAAGCTACTTAAGTATGGTAGGGTTGAAGGTAAGCGTACAAATATATGATAGACGTCATAAGCCTAGTTGAGCAATTAGACAGTAGAGGTATACTCCGAGCTAACCGAGTTATAGGAGATTATTACCAAGTATATTGTCCAGTACATGGCGGAGGTCAAGAAAAGCGAGCCTCGGCAGGTATATTATTACGGGAGCAGGTAAGGCAACAAGCGGATGGTTCAATGCTAAGGTACCCCGCGGGTTGGTTCAATTGCTTTGCCTGTGGTGGCCCAGATGGTAAACCTGCACCATTACCTGACCTAATAACATACATATTGCAATCTCGGTCAATAACCTCAACAGGATTGGACTGGTTAAACAAAAATATACCAGGTTTCCAAGAGGTTGCAGATTTTGAATATCTATTACCGCAAGGTTTGAGTCAGGACTTAATATTTAATTGGTCACACGGTAAGGATGCCGTGGAGTACCTCCAGCGATTAATTTCGCCGAATAAGGGGTACATATCGGAGACCGAATTAGCTTCCTATAGATTTAATGTGCCTTATATGTATGAGCGGAAATTAACTGATGATATTATAGCGAAATTTGATGTTGGTTTTCACGAAAATTGGGTACCTGAAGGTCGGAAGCAACCTACCCCTTGTATCACTTTCCCAGTTAAGGACCATACAGGTAATGTATTATTCATATATCGACGGTCAATCAAATCCAAGTTCTTTTCAATGCCTGAAGGGGTACAGAAACCTGTATATGGTTTGTGGGAAGTCAACCAGTTTGCCCCTAATATAAAGCGTGTAATTATAGTAGAATCCATATTAAATGCATTAACCTGTTGGGTGTATGGTCAACCTGCAGTAGCATTAATGGGTACAGGTAACGCTACACAATTTAGGCAACTAAGGGAGTCAGGTATTAAAGAATTCGTTATTGGTTTTGACCCTGATGAGGCTGGTAGGCGCGCTACTACCAGAATCAAAAGAGCTCTAAAGGATGTTGCGATTATATGGGAGTATGAGGGTATACCTCCTAATAAAGACATAAACGATTTAAGCAGTGAAGAATTCCATCAACTAGCATTATGCTAAGTTCAGAAAGAGGTAATTTTGAATCCAATTGAATTTGTAGGTATTTTAGCAAGTGTATTTATTCTCATTTCGTTTATGACAAAGAACCAGATATGGTTAAGGTCCATTAACATTATTGGTTCAATCATATTTATAATTTATGGTGTTATTCTTGGGTTACCGAGTGTATGGGGCTTTAATAGTCTGATGATTATTTTACAGGTGTATCAGATAATATCATTAATTAAACAAAAGAACTTAATTAAAGCACCTAGTAGTTAGTGAAGGGGGTGGTAATGTGACAAGGGATATGACCCCGGCAGAGAAAGAAAGAAGGACAATCGAAATATATGATATGTTACCTACACATTGTGAAGAGCTAAGGAAATCTCGAATTGATTTGAGGGATGAATTATTTGAGATGCACACAGGATTTTTTCATTGGGTAACACGTAGAACTTTCTTGGACCATAACCGATACGGGTATGAGGATATATTCCAGGAGATACAATTACAATTCATATCAATCTGGTGGTGGTGGAGATACCCACCAAAAAACAAAACACCGGCAGCATTCTCCTCCTTCTTCTTACCGAGGTTAAAGGAAAATGCAGAACGCTCTCTCAACGAGCTCAGCTATTCGATGTACCGCTCAACTTTAATGAAGTGTGCAGAGTTACTGGGTTTAGCGAGATGGCAAGATGTGAAACCCGAGCATATGAAATACATAAAGGGTGAGACGGAAACCGTCCAACTCGCCATGCGGATGTTCAATAGGAATTTCTATACAGCACCTGAAGACCACCTAAATATTAGGTCAATGGATTCCGGTGCTCAAGGAATTATTACCAGGTATTGTGACTCGCCTAATGATTTAACCAGTCTATTGATATCTGAGATGATTTATCGCGAGAGTAAATTAACACCTAAGGAGGTGGCAACAATTGCGGATATATACTCTATAGACGAGGCGTTGCTGTTAAATGTACTAGATGACGCAAGGAAAGAGCTATATAAACGGTTAAAAGAATCGGCAGATGTAGGTGATTCATTATTGGAGGATATGTGATATGGAGATTAAAAAAGCCGTAATACTTGCAGCGGGTAAAGGTTCACGGATGGGTCCGTTTTGTGATGTGGTAGACAAGTCAATGATTCCAATATATAATAAGCCGGGAATTGATTACCTTATACAAGAATGTAAGTCCGCTGGTATAGAGCAGATAGGTGTAGTGGTAAATCCTAGTTCTGTATCTAAAACTTTAGAAAGATATCTA